GAGCTCATAAAGATGGGGGCAGACGCGTCAACTAGCTACACAAGGTCTTCCGACCTGTTGACGAGTCGTTCGTCGACCTCGGTGAGTATTGCCCGCCGCTTCAACGCTGGACCTAACAAAGGCCAGGTTGGCACGGGTACGGGCTCTGGTTACCCTTTCGAACAAGTGGTTACCAGTCCGAGCTCATACGCTGCGTCTACGTTCGCCGTACCAACGGCCTCCGAGAACTTGGCTAAAACCAGGTTCGCTCGGAAGGTTCGGGAGTACGACTCAAAGTGGCAATCCGGTGCCTTTGCCGGTGAACTCGGAAAGACGATAAGGACATTGCGCAATCCGCTCAAGAGTCTAAGGGATGGGATACACGGCTACGTTCAGCAAGTAAAGAAACTTGCCCGTAGACCGCTAACTTATTCCAGATACTCTCGGGCTTACGGCGAAGTCCTCAGGAGCCGGCAACGCGAGGCGATAGGCCGAGCGATTTCCGGTACGTACCTCGAATGGAAATTCGGGGCGATGCCGCTTCTTTACGACATGATTGATGCCCAAAAGGCGTACCATCATCTAGTTGAGAAGACTCACGTTGATTATTCCCGCGTTTCTGCTTCGGCAGAGTGGGAGTACAACACGGGGATCCAGAAGTGGCCAGGCGGAAGCCTGGTCGATATTCTGGGGCCACACCCTTTCGGGGGTTTGGCTACCTACGGGAGCTGTGTCACAGACAAGTTCTACCGTGTGAGTGGGCAGGTGCGGTATTCAGGAGCGATAGCTGCGGACCTCGTGGTCGGCGGCGCCCTTCCTGCGTTACAATTGCTCCCAAGGGACTTTGTCCCTACGATTTGGGAAATCCTGCCTTGGTCCTGGGCCATAGATTATGTGGCCAACGTCGGCGACATGCTCGATGTCTTGAGCACGTCGTTCGGGTCGTTGATTTGGTGCAACAGGTCGTCGTTGGTCACAGTTGACCAAGAACTGACGACGAGACTTGCCAGCCTAATCGATGCTCCGGCTGCATGGTCCCTGGTTTCCTATTCCGGGGGTGCAGCGAAAGCCTTGTACACGTCAAAGAGGTATTCACGGGCGAAATTCAATCCGTCCTTGATGAATATGATTCCTTCTTTGATGTTCCGGGTTCCTTCCTTTAATCAGGGAATAAACCTGGCCGCCGCCTTTAATCAGGCTCAAGCGGTTACTCGGCTCCTATCACAACGGTATGCATAACTTTAATCGGTTATAAATACTTCCTTTAACCTCCTTTGATTTGGAGTACAAAACGATGGCTGTTTCCCTTGGAAACATTACTGGGGGCGCACAGACGGGGTTTTCTACCCCGGGCTATAACGTCGCCGTGGACAACCCGCCGGATGCCGATATCGGCAAACAGTGGTATGTCTCGGGCCTGACCGGCACCCAGGCCGGCGTGACCGCGCACTCGATTTCGAGTCCGTTCACGATTACGTTCGAGAAGCCAAAGTGGCTTGCCACTTTGAATGCGCTTCTGAACGCCGTCACGGGCATCTATGGCAAGGTGCCAGAGAACATGTACACGGTGCGCGTCCGCAAGGGCGTTAGCATCGCTGCTAACAATGTTCCTCGCGTCATGATTGTCGACATGAAAATCCGCGTTCCTGCGGGTGCCGACAGCTATGATCCCTCCAATGTTCGTGCGTGTATGTCCGCGGTCGTGGGCGCCCTTAATCAGGTGTCCGCGGGTCTCGGTGATACGACCACGACTGGGTCGCTGGGGTGAAACTCCCCGGTAGGGTGAAAGTCCTCCTGCTGATTTCGATCGGTGGGTGGGTTGCGCGACTGGAGCTCGCAAGAGCTTCGGGCTGCGGGGGTTAACGTCCTTCGCAGTGAATCCCGGCTTAATAGCCGGAACTGACACTTTGAACAGGAGTATGATATGCCCGTTGTTGGCAACGCTCTTTACAAGCTGATCGAGTTGGATCTCCGTGAGCAGGGATTAAAACCTACTTACGGGCCTGAAGCCGAGCCGCGGCAGGTTGCCGCAGCCATGCTACTGGGTTCTATACTCAAAAAGCATGCAGCAAATGTTAGCCCCGACGCGGACGTCCGTGCCTTGGAGAAATTCAAGGTCGTTAACGATCGCTGCAGGGATTGGCAGTTGTCTGAGTCTCGTAGTCTTGTCGAGGATTGTATCCTTGGTGAGGTGAAAGAGGCGCTCTATCGATTCTGGTACAAAAACCCCCAAAACGAAGGGGACATTGCGTCAGGGTTGTGTGAGAACCCATTCTGGCTACTTTCAGAGGCCAGGATGGGACCAGGCGCAAGCGTTGGTGCCGAAGGGGAGGACTTCTATACGAAGCTCTTCTCCAGCCGCCTTGCTTGTTCCGAAAACTCGCTGTACGAGATGTACAGAGTTTGGTGTTTCCAGAGACCTACGTGGAGAGCAGCTGAGGAGCTGCGTCATCTCCA